GATTTTGCCATATTTTTATTTTATTCTTTAAACAAATGTACAAAAAAATCCTTAATAATCCCCAACGATTCCACAAAAAAATAGCCCCTTATATGTAGAAACATTAGGGGCTTTTCATTATTAATCGGAAATCAAAGGAAATATTATTTATTATTTTTAATCATATTGTAAAACGAAGATACAATATTTTGTACTAAATTATCGTGTTTCATTATTATAAATTTATTTCGCAATTATTCCCAGCACATGCAGCAATAGCTCCAAAATCCACTGTATCATCTAATTCTACCACTTTTGTAAGATCTATGGAATTTAATGAAGATATACGACTATTATATTCCTCTTCTGTAATGTCTTCAAAAGGAGCTTGAGCATAACTTCCTCCAAAATAAGGCAATACACTAAGACCATTGTAAAACTCCTGATTGTCCCACATCCATTCACCTACTATTTGCCACTCATCTTTTTCCCAAACATCACCGTGCTCTAAATGGAATGGATATTTTCTATTTTTATCAATAGAAATTGTAGCACTTACATTATGTGTGTTATCCCCATTAACATGTCCTGGTAGGATCCATTCTTGGGAAAATCTTTTAACACGCTCTAATGTATCAACAGCTGTTTCTGTTCTAAAAATAGACCCTTCTGGGGCTTTAACAGGAATCCTTACACATAATGTATCTTTTGGTCTTAATACATCATCCTCACATAGTTCTGGATGATTTATTTCCAAATACATAGCAATGTCCTCATTCTTATTAAAACGCATTGTTCTTAGATAATAAGGAGCATGCCAAGCATGAATACCACTAGCTGTTCCTAATACACAAGATGTTGTTCCTGAGGGTTTTATACATGTAACACGAGCTGCTTCATTTGTTCCTATAACAGCAGAAATTGTAGAATTTACATTCTTTGCTACAGCAGCAGCTATATCTAAGTTGTATTTCAATATTTCCCCAGAACCAATTCCAGTCATTCCTATTCCTAATAAAGCATCTTTATCAGTGGTTTGTTTCCATATAGGACGTAAATAATGGAAGTCTGTAAATCCAGCTTGTAATGTACCAAAGAAAGCAGCTACACCAGCTCTTTCATTAAGATCTTCCTGGCTAGTTATATCACTTACATTGAGCTCACATAAATTACAGAATTGGAATGGTCTTAATCCTATTTCGCAGCATGGATTGGTGCCCCAATCTTTATTATTAGTCCAATAAAGACCTGGTTCTCCTGATCCACTAGCTTCAATCCTTTTCCAAAGATCAAAGAATTCTGTTTCTGATACATTATTTCTTTCTAAAACAGCACTATTATTAGATCTACCACGTTGCTCATTTAATTCCCACCAGTTTCCGTATTTACATGTAATCATTTCTTCGTCATCATGGCTAAATAAAGAAATCATAGCACTTCTTCTTATCCCCCCACTTAATACAGAGTTAGCAATGTGGCACATAATATCGTGACATTCTAAAGGAGATAATTTTTGGCCCACTTCTTTTCTATCTAACACAGCCTGTATATGGGCCAAACATAATTTTAATGGTTCTGGACCAGGTGCTTTTCCTCCAGCAGTGATTAATCTGGCTCCTTTATGTCTAATAGCTCTAAAATCAAATGTTGGCATAAAAGATCCTTCTAAATAAGCTTTCATAAGTACTTTTACAGCATCTGCCCAGCCCATAATAGAATCTTCTATTAAATAATTTCTTTTTTTCCCTGGTTTTGTTATCTCTGGGAGTTGATTTACATGATGTTTTTGAACTGAAAATCCAACACCTGAACCCCCTAGTAATAAGAACATTGTCTCACTGAAGCTATACAGACTATCAATAGGTAAATAAGCACAATTATAACCTCTTGCATTATTAACTTCCATAGCTGGCCCAGCAAACTGTAAAGCTCTCATTGAAGGAAGAACCTTCCTCTCTCTAATAAACTTAGCACTATCAATAATAGCCACTTCTAATTTAGGATATTTCTTAATCAGCATCTGCTCATATCTATCCACTATTTCATCCCAGGTTTCTCTTCTTTTTTTCTCTGGAACATACTTACTGTATTTTGAAAACACAGTTATTTTACTCAACGCATCCAATCCTAAATCCATAAATTTTGTTTTTTTTTTGTTAAAAAATAAGGGGTTGCAAATATACTTTGCTTCCCCTTATAAAACAACTACATATAAAAATATTACTTAACCATTTTCCTTATTTTAGCTCCCAATACAGTATCATCTGGTTCTTCTCTAACCAAGGTGATTAATTTTTCTAAATAAAGGCTAAGATCCATAGCTTCCTCTTGAGCATGAAGCAGATAATCATCAGAATTGTTGTTTTCTAGTGTAGAATTATACTTACGTATTCCTACAGCACTTCTTGTTTGGTATTTTTCAACCACTTGGTCCACTATTTTATCCTTCATGAGTCTTTCTTTTTATAAGTTCATTTTCCACTGTAAGTAGAAAATTTAAGTGTTTTTCTACTTCTGCTTCTATAATATACCCAATTTTACCAATAATTTCTCCTAAATTAGTATAAAATCTAGAAGAATCAAACTTTATTTTAATTTGGCTATATTCGAACCCTGGAATTTTAATTAATTCCTTAAACATTGCATCTAAATAAGTTATTACAGCAGGGTAGGAAATACTTAATCCATAGTGTCCTTCCTCTAAATAATCTTTGTATTTTTCGTTAAATTCCTGTGTTGTCATTATCATCATCATTATTAATGTTTTGTAGTTTACTTAATTCATGTTTTAATACACTTACAGTGTATCCCTTATCATATTTAGTCTTAGGATCTAACATTTTAATCCTTTCGGCCAACTCTTCTCTTAGTCCATCTTCATAAAATTTAGATTCAATAGCTTCAGCAAGGTTATTCATCTGTTCTGTACCATATATAGATATTCTAAGATCAAACCAATCCCATTTTGTCTTATAATCATTGATAGATAATCCTTTAGTCAATTTACGTTTTAAATTGTGCAATGTTCTATTACGCACTCTAACAATAGAATTATCATCACCAAATAAATGTAAAAATCTTAATATCCACCTAGGACACCATTTAGGCCTTGCTTTGTAATCCATGAATATTACCAATGGTTCCATTGCTTCAAATATTCCACCTTTCTCTCTCCAAGGAACAGAGCCCAAATAATGATATTTTTCATAAAAGTTTTTTGGAAAAAATACAGCTCTAATATCATCTAATGTAATATTACGAGTGTGAATAAATTTGTATTTCTTGCCTTTAAAAAGGACAACATCTTTTATATTCATAAATTATTTAATTTAATTTGTCCATCTACAATAGTTAAATATTCTTGACTATCATCTAATGTATCTACAAAATAATAACGTCCTCCAGACGATTTTCCTTCAAAATCAATATGTTTCCTATGTGTATGCCCCACTATTTGGATATACTTGGATTTTAATTCACTCTCTTTATTAGCTTTTAATAAAGCTGTTGGTCTAATCCATATAGGAGTTTGTTTTACATGGTCTCCAAGACCGCTAAAATCATATGGAGAAAAGTCAAAAAGAAGAGGTTTATATTTAAATAACTCATTCAAAGTTAAATCAATATCATCTATATTATATCCATCTTCTCCAAACATTTCTCCCATAAAATGTTCACTCACTCCTGCATGTGTAAATAAAAAATGATCCATTGTATAAGCCATTTGTAAATGGTCTCTGTTTTCATTAACAACTTGACTAATATTTGGAGCTAATCCACCTTGGTACCCACTAGTTCCATTATAACCAATTTCTGGATAATAGTGATAATCATGGTTACCTATAAGTAAGATGACCTCTGATTGTTCGGACTTTTTATACTCTATAACTTCTTTAAAGTTATGAATTTGGTCTAAGCCTGGAATATCAAATGAATCAAAGTAGTCCCCCAGAAAGACTATTCTATCTGGGGATTCTATTTCTATCATCTGTTTCCACACACTTTTCCCATGTATATCTGGAATAATTAGTGTTTTCATATCTGATTAATATTTAACCATTTTTCTTCTAGAACAACTTTTTCCTTTACAATCAACTGTCCCTGTCTTTTTCTTACAGGAACAATGGCACTAAGTCTATCACTAGTGGTGACAGTGGCTCTATAATTCCCATTACAAATAAATGTTTCTCCATTTTCTTTTTTAGCTATAGCTCTTCCAAATAAATACATATAAACACTACCATCATTTTCAATTCTCACTTCTGTATTAGATTTTTTAAATCTATATCCATTATTAAAAGCTTGTCCAGCTTTTTCTGTTATTTTTCTCATAACATATCATTTAGCATTTTTAAAGCTTCTGAAACAGCTTCTTTTTCTGCTTCTTTTCTTGTTTTAAAATGTGTTGTATTATTAATATTATTAATACAATAAGAAAAGAATACATCTCCTAAAGAACTAATATTTATCTCTACAAACATTTTATGATTGTCTAGTACATCAAATGCTGCTCTAGGCTGAGCATCTAATATTTTTCCCACAGTCTCGTTGCTAATATTCTGTTGTCTAGCAAACTCTTTAAAATCTTCTGGAATAGATGCATCATCTATTTTTTCTAGCATTTGGTTTAAAAACCATTGTTTTAAAACAATAGCTGATTTATCATACTTTTCTAGTAGTTCTATCATGTTCATAATTTAAATTTAAAGCTTTAGCAATTCTTGTATGTTTTAATTCCTCTCCATTTTCTTTCCACCAATTCCTCTCAAATTCAAATTCACTTGGACCATCTTCTTCTTTAGTTGTTAACTGGAGTAGAGAGTTTCTTACACTCTCCATCTCACAGAATATTATGGTTTTTTCTACACCATATCTTCTAATTAATTCTTTTAGAATTTCTTTATTATACATATTGTTTAATTTTATCTAAATTAAGAACTTCTTTTTCTTCTACAAACCCATGCCAAATTTCATTTTCTTGGTCAAAAGTGACATCAAGTTTATCTTCCCAAAATTTCTTTAAATCCTCTGTTTTATTAAAAACTCTGTATTGAAGGGATATTTCGTCCTTTCTAAGTCCATTTTTTACAATTTTAATTATTTTTGGAAAAAGAGTTTGAAATTCTTTGGAAGTCTTAGAATATTTACCTTGTTTAACTAACTGATAATCTTTTGTATAATCAGGGTTTAATAAATACACCACTACAATATACCCATCCTCATAATCATAATCATCTAAAATATTTTTTGTTCTTTCATACTCCTCATCTAAAAAACTTTTAAATTTATAAAGATCTTTTGGATGAAATAGAAGATATACAGCATTTTCATACTGCACATCTTTTCTATCATCTTTTATATATCCATTGATAAATCCATTAGCATTTAAATTTTCTTTATCTATTCCCAACGTTGGAACAATAAATATACTGGTTATTGTCTTCTTTACCTCCATTAATCTAAATTTACTACCCCGTTATTAATATAATTCTCTCTGGATATATTCCATTTGTTATTTTCTATAGCCCATTTAAGATCTGCTATTAAAGACTTAACACCAGGATATTTACGTCCTTGGTGCTCAAAACCTTTAAAAGCTTTCTCTATATCATCTTTATTTAGTGTATAAATTAAAGGACTATAATAATTTGTACTATCACATACAATAAATTTAGGATATTCAACAGAATAATCTTCTAAGTTTAAAGACTCTTTCACTTGGAAACATGCTTTCCAATATAAATATGCTTGGATATAAGCTCTTCTATATAAATAATACTCTTTGTAAAAATCTTCAACAGCCCATACACATTTAAGATCATATACCTGGATAGTCTTTTGTTCATGATCTATATGCACTTTATCCATCATACTCTTAAATAAGTGCCCTTCAACAGAATAACCTTCTATTTGAAGTTGATTGTGTATTCCCCATTTAGCACTATTTACTAAATTTACAATAGAAGAAGTGAATTCATTTGTCTTAAGCTCCTCAACAATTTTCTCAGCATTAGATACATCTTGTGTTGTCACCACTGTAAGTCCCTTGCTTCTCACTTCTCTTATCTCCTTATAATAGATTTCTGCATCAGACCCTACAAATTTATTAAGAACAGCGTCAAATTTGATTTTAAATCCAGAATCTGTATAAGCATCTTTAGCTATTTCTTCAAATGGTCTTGTAACACTTCCATTTTCATCTGTAGCTGTTTTTGTGTGTTTATACAAAGCTTCTGTAAAATCTAACATAAGGCCTGTAGGAGAACTAACACAAGAACTCATATAAAATCTTTTGTCAAATTCTTGGGGCTCTAATAACAATGTTTCAACAAGTTTTCCCATAGAAGTGGCTTTGTTATCCTCTTCTTCCACTTGTTCATTTAATACATATTTTTTATAATATTTACGTCTATTTGTAGAAAACTCTTTAAGACTTGAAGAGCTATCCATTTTCACTGCTCTGTATTGAGCTTCTGTTTTTGTATTTCCTTGTATCATTTTAATGTTTGTTTAAATGCTTCAATAATTTGATCTCTCATTGCTCTAATTTCTCTAGGAACTTTAGCAAAAAACCAACGCACCTCTATTTCATAATCTTGCTCATTTCTGTCTTTATTCTGCGGATGCACTAGCCAAAACTTGTGTTCATCTTCCCCATAAAATACAGAACCCTCATACCATACTTCTGTAAAAGAAGGCTCTTTGTCAATTTCTATTATAATATTCATAAAAAAATCCTTTATCTATTGCTAATTTAATTAATTTTTCCAGTGATACAAAATCTGCTAAAGTGCATCCTTCTATTTTAAGAAGATCTTCAAACGCTTCTTCATTAGAAATAGCTTTATGTTTATTCCAAGGTATTAACACTTTTTCATATAATGTCTTAATTAAATAAGCCTCATTATCCCAAAAAGCTATATACACTTCATTTTTAATATGTCCTTCATTTTTTATAAAAGAAAGACTAGGCATATAATATGCATTTTTATCAAAATCAAACCCTGCACTTAATTCATAAGTTAAAGAGTCTGTTTGAAAGCTTATCGTGGAATTCATGTAAGTTGTCATTATAATTACTTCTTTTTTTCTTTTTGCGTTTT